GGTAACTCGACAGCCCGGTTTTTATCTTGAGAACCCCTCGCAACAAGGCGACCCATGGGCGCCATGGCGCACGATCCCCGGGTGTTGTCACAGCACCTTGTCACATGTTCCCTAGCCTGTGACAAGGTGTGACAAGCCGATCTAAGTGCTGATTACGGTTGGGGAAGCGGCCCTGGTGCTCGGGCTCAAGAGTCGCGGCAGCATCTACCGCAAGATCCAGCGCAACGAGCTGGAGACGGTGCCGGGGCCGGACGGCAATCCATTGATTGAGCGCGACGCACTGGAGCAACGCTGGGCAGCGATCACGCGAACGCGCACGGATTCACCGCAGCCGCTGCGGCCATTGGCTGAGCGCACCAAGCCACGACCGAAGCAGCCACCACCACCGCCCACGGCACCAGAGCCTGAGGAGCTGCCGGCCTACAACGACAGCCGCGCCCGCAGCGAATACGAGAAGGCCAATCTGCTGGAGCTGCAGCGCAAGACGCAGGAGGGCCTGCTGCTGCGGCGTGAGGATGTGGAGCTGGCCTGGGGCGGTGCGGTCAACATCACGCGCACGAGAATGCTCGGCGTGCCCAGCACCGCCAAGCAGCGCATCCCGCACCTGGAGATCGAAGAAGTGGAGCTGCTGACCACGCTGATCCGCGAGGCCCTTGACGAGCTGGCGGCCGGGGAGGTGAAGGCATGATCAACGCCGACGTGTCGGAACTGACGAGGCAGATCCTGGCGGGCTTCAAGCCACCGCCACGGCTGCGGTTGAGCGAGTACGCCGACGAGTTTGCGGTGATGACCGGCAACGCCGCCGAGAAAGGCAAGTGGAACACGCTGCCGTATCAGCGCGAGATTCTCGACGCCTTTACCGATCCGGCGGTGGAGACGGTGGCGATCATGAAGTCTGCCCGGGTGGGCTGGACAAAGATGCTTGGCGTGGTGATTCAGCAGTTCAGCCACCAGGACCCCTGCCCGGTGATGGTGGTGCAGCCGGTCAAGGAAGACGCGGAGGGCTACAGCAAGGAGGAGATCAAGCCGCTGTTTGAGGACACGCCAGTGCTGCGCGGCCTGATTTCAGAAAGCAAGGCGCGCAACACCACAAGCAACACGATCTTGCTCAAGCAGCTGGCCAATGGCGGGCTGATCGACATCGTGAACGCCGCCAGCGGCCGCAGCTTCAGGCGCAAGAGCCGGAAGGTGGTGCTGTTCGATGAGGTGGATGCCTACCCCAAGCTGGACGAGGGCGACCCGATCAAGCTGGGCCGCAACCGGGCGGATTACTACTGGGACCGCAAGATCGGCCTGGGCGGCACGCCGATCTTCAAAGGCGGCAAGACGGAGGAGTGGTTCCTGCGCGGTGATCAACGGCGGTTTTATGTGCCTTGCCCGTTCTGCCAGGCGATGCAGGTGCTGCGCTGGGAGCAGATGATCCGCGATGGTGAGCACAGCGGCCATTACGCCTGCGAGAACTGCGCCGAGCCGATCCCCCACAGCAAGAAGCGGTGGATGGTGGAGCGCGGCGAATGGCGGCCGACAGCGGTGAGTCAGCAGCCGGGCCTGGTGAGCTTCCACATCTGGGCTGCCTACAGCTACAGCCCGGCCGCGGACTGGACCGTGTTGGCGCGGGAGCACGCCGAGGCCCTGGATGCCATGCGCAAGGGTGACCCTGATGCGATGCAGACCTTCCACAACACGGTGCTGGGCGAGCCGTGGGAGGACAGCATCAGCGGCAAGCTGACCGGCGACGGCCTGGCGGAGCGGCGCAAGAACGAAGCCGCCGGCAACGGCTACGCGGATGGCACGGTGCCTGATGGCGTGCTGGTGATCACCGCCGGCGTTGACGTGCAGGGCGGCGGTGGTTCGCTCGGTGAGCGGCTGGTGCTGACCGTCTGGGGATGGGGCCGGGGGGAGGAGGGCTGGCACCTGGGCCATTGGGAGATTGACGGCGACCCGCAGCAGCCGGAGACGCTGGCGCAGCTCGATCAGATCGCCAAGACCAAATGGCGCAAGGCCAATGGCACCGAGCTCCGGCTGACCATGGGCGGCATTGACGACGGCGGCTATGCCACGCATGAGGTGCGCGACTGGTGCCGCAGTCGCACCGCAAGCTGGGTGCCGATGAAGGGCGCACACCAGAAAGGCAAGCCGCTGCTCGGCCGCGGCGTGCCGGTGGACGTGAACCGCAAGAACCAGGGCATCACGAAGCGCGGCGTGCTGCTGTTCAACGTCGGCTATGACGCCAGCGTGAACCACCTGCAGGGCAGGCTGCGCAATGAGCAGCCAGGCCCGGGCTACCTGCATTTCGGGATGGCCAGCACTGATCAGTTCCTGGCTGAGCTGTTCCCCTGGAAGCGAATGCCAAAGCGTGACAAGGGCCAGACGACCTACAGCTGGGTGCTGCCGCCTGGCTGCCATGACGAGGCCGGTGACTGCACGCGGATGGCCTACGCCGCGCTGCAGCTGCTGGCCAGGCGTTACAACCGCGCGACGATGTGGGATCAGCTGGCAGCGCAGCAGCAGGGTGCAGCGGCACCACGACCGCAGCGACCGCAGCGACCACCGGCGCAGCAGTCATCATTCCTGACGAACTGGTGAACTCGCGGTTCTTAGCCTGAACCATGCTGATCCCATCGACAATCCGGGCGGGCGATACGGTGATGTGGCGTGATCACGCCACTGCCGACAGCCTTGGCAATGCGATCGACAGCAGCGAGTGGGGGCTGACGTACTGGCTGCGCACCAATACGGCGAATGAGGGCATCGATGTAACGGGCACAGCCAATGGCGCCGGCTGGGAGTTTGAGATCACACCGGCGACGACGATGAGACTTGGCGCCGGCGCGTGGTTCTGGCAGGCGGTCGCAAGCAAGGTCGGCGCTGTCTTCACGATCGGAACCGGCAGGCTTGAGGTGCTGCCGTCATTGAGTTTCCAGGGTGCGCCTGGTGCGTTTGATGGTCGCAGCCAGGCGCGGAAAGATCTGGAGGCGGTGCAGTCTGCAATCCGTGCGTTGATCAGCGGCGGCGCGGTCCGGCGTTACATGATCGGCAGCCGGCAGCTGGAGAAGTACGGGCTGGCTGAACTGCTTGAACTGGAGAGTCGCCTGAAGGCTGAAGTCGCCAGGGAGGAAGCAGCAGCAAGGATCGCCAATGGCCTTGGTGATCCTCGCAATCTGTTCGTGAGGTTTGTCTGATGGCATTTGGTCTTGGCTTCTCGATTCGTGAACGGCTGGGGCTGAAGGCACCAGCAGACGCACCACCGGTCCGGCGGCGTGCGTATGGCGGCGCAATGCTCAACCGGCTGACGGCCGACTGGGTGACGCTTGGCACCAGCCAGGACGCGGAGGTGCGCGGCAGCGCCAGGGCGCTGCGTAACCGCGCGCGGCAGTTGGTTCGTGACACGGACTATGCCAAGAACGGAGTGCGCAAGCTGACCGATAACGTGGTCGGCCAGGGTGTGGTGTTTCAGAGCCAGGTGCGAATGCAGCGCGGCGGCGGCCGGCTGGATTCAACGATCAACGACGCAATTGAAAGCCGCTGGGCGGACTGGTGCCGCAAGGACAGCGCTGACGTGGCTGGCCTGCTGTGCTTCAACGACATCGAGCGATTGGCCTATGCCTCGGTCGTTGAATCCGGTGAGGTGTTCATCCGCCTGGTGCGTCAGGCCATGGGCCGCTCCAAGGTGCCGCTGGCGTTGCAGGTGCTGGAGGCTGAGATGCTGGACGAGGAGTACAACGGCGTGGGCGAGAACGGCAATGAAATCAGGATGGGAATTGAGATCGACGAGTGGAAACGACCGATTGCTTATCACTTCTTCCCGCGCCATCCCGGCGACTACCAGCACGGGCAGAAGGGCAGCCCGTACCAGAAGCGCATCCGCGTGCCAGCGTCTGATGTTGTGCATCTGTTCCATCAGGACAGGCCCGGGCAGACCCGTGGCGTGACGCGCTTTGCTTCGGCACTGGCGCGGCTGCATCAGCTGGAGGGCTACGCCGATTCCGAGCTGGTGGCGGCCAGGGCCGGCGCTGCGCTGATGGGCTTCATCCAGTCACCCGAGGGCGGCCTGGATGGCTTTTCTGACGGCGTGATGGACGGCCAGCAGGTCGTTGACTGGGCGCCGGGTCAGTGGAAGTACCTGGCGCCGGGTGAGACCGTCTCGGTGCCGCAGCTCAACAGGCCGACCACGTTTGAGCCGTTCATGCGGGCCTGTCTGCGCAGCATTGCCGTGGGCATCGGTGTGCCGTACTTCAGCCTGTCTGGTGATGCCAGCCAGACGAACTACAGCAGCGCACGGCTGGAGCTGATCGAAGCCCGCGATAGCTACCGAGTGGAGCAGTCCTGGCTGATCGCAAGCCTGCATCAGCGGGTCTTTGATGTCTGGCTGGAGATGGCCACCCTGGCTGGTGCGTTGAACCTGCCGGGTTACGACGCGGATCCAGGGCGTTACAGCCAGGCTCGATGGCTGCCGCGCGGCTGGGCATGGGTGGATCCACAGAAGGAGGTGGCGTCATACAAAGACGCTGTGCGCTGCGGCTTCATGACGCAGGGTGATGTGGTGGCCCAGAGCGGCGGCGACCTGGAGGAGCTGTTCACCACGCGCGCGCGTGAGCTGGAGCTGGCCGCTGAGCTGGGCCTGGTGTTTGACACTGACCCGGCCACGGTGGACAGCAAGGGCGCCGAGCAGGTGCCGGAAGCACCGCCGGATCAGCAGGATCCAGGCGAGCCAATCCCCGCCGATTCTTAGCCTGTTGTCATGGACAGAATCAAGCTCCCAAGCCTGACCCGATCCGCACCGATTGACGGCGCGCAGATCGATGCCGAGTCGCGCACGATTTCATTCCCGTTCAGCTCCACCTATCCAGTGGAGCGTTATTTCGGGAGCGAAGTGCTCAGCCACGCGCAGGGTGCTGCGGATCTGAGCCGCCTGAATGATGGCGCGCCGCTGCTGCTGAACCACGACCCGAATCAGCTGATCGGCGTGGTGGAGCGCAGCTGGATCGATGGTGACCGCGGCTACGCCACCGCCAGGTTCAGCAGCAGCGGCCAGGCGCAGCAGGTGCAGCAGGACGTGCACGACGGGATCCTGCGGAACGTCTCGTTTGGTTACCGCGTCATGGAACTGACCGCTGGCGAGAAGCGCGACGACAGCGAGATGCAGACCTTCACCGCCGAGCGATGGATGCCGTTTGAGGTGTCGCTGGTTTCAATCCCAGCAGACCCGACCGTCGGCATCGGCCGCAGCGCCGATCACGACGAGCGGGAGGTGCCGATCCGCGCGCTTCCCGTCATCGAACCACAGGCCCGGGCTCCTGAGCCTGAACCTGCCGCCCAGGAGGTTGCTGCCTCCATCCAACCCCAAACCCCCCCTGATCCCATGTCCGACCTCAACACTGAGGCGGTGCGCGAAGAGGCAGCCGCCGCCGAGCGCAACCGCATCCGCTCCATCACCGCCTTGGGTGAGCGCCACGGTCTTGCCGACCTGGCCCGCCAGTGCGTCGAGTCCGGCCGCAGCCTGGACGAGGCACGCCAGGCCATCCTTGACAAGATCAACGTCAAGCCTGAAGCGATCGACCAGAGCTCCGGCTCTGTTGACATGAGCGCCAAGGAACAGCGCGAATACAGCCTGGTCCGTGCCATCAACGCTGCCATCTCCGGTAACTGGAGCGAGGCCGGCCTGGAGCGTGAGGTATCTGCCGAGATCGAGCGGCAGACGGGCCGAGCGACGGGCGGCTTCTTCATGCCCAACAACCTGCAGATGCGCGCCACCTACGCCGTGGGCGCACCTACCACCGGCGGCAACCTGGTGGCGACGAACCTGCTGGCCAGCAGCTTCATCGATGTTCTTCGGAACAACGCGATGATCATGAACCTCGGGCCGACGATGCTGACCGGCCTGGTCGGCAACGTGGCAATCCCGCGGCAGACATCATCGACGGCGACATACTGGGTCGCTGAGGGTTCAAGCATCACCCAGGCCGAGGCGCTGTTCGATCAGGTGACCCTTTCACCTAAGCAGATCGGCGCGCGCTCGCAGTACAGCCGCCTGGCGCTGCAGCAGACCACGCCTGACATCGAGATGATCGTCCGCAACGATCTCGCAAAGGTGATGGCGCTGGGCATCGACCTGGCCGCCATCAACGGCTCCGGTGCTGCCGGTCAGCCGAAGGGCATCCTGAACCAGTCAAGCATCGGCTCGGTGACCATGGGCACCAACGGCGGCGCGTTGGTGAACTCCGCCACCACCGGCGTCACCGGCCTGGATCAGCTGATCCAGCTGGAGCGTGCCGTTGATGTCGCCAATGCGCTGAACGGCAACCTGGCCTATCTGACCAACGCAAAAGTGGTCAGTGCCATCAAGCAGCTCAAGTCGCTCCAGGGTGAATACCTCTGGACATCACAGGATGGCGTCACCACCTTGGGCACGCCGATCAACGTGAACGGTTATCCGATGTACCGGAGCAATCAGGTGCCGTCTGCCGGCACCAAGGGCACCGGCACCAACTTGAGCGCGCTGATCTTCGGTGACTTCAGCCAGCTGGTGATCGGTCTTTGGGGTGCGCTTGAGGTGCTCCCTAATGTTTATGGACTCGGCTACACCGTCGGCGCTGTGGACATCCGCGCGATGCAGACGGTGGACATTGCTGTTCGCCATCCTGAATCGTTCGCTGCGATCACTGACATTGCCGCCTGATTCCTGCACAACAACCGGGGCCGGTCATCCGGCCCTTTCTTCTTATGGCACGCTTCAAGGTTCGATCTGGCTTCTTCGTTCACCTTGACGAGCAGGTGCATGAACCTGGCACCGAGCTGGATCTTGATGACGCGCAGTTTGCGCTGGTGGCTCATCAGGTCGAGCCGGTGGCAGAAGCCAAACCAGCACGCAGGACCAAGGACGATGCCGCTGTTTGAAGATCCCACGGTCTTCTTGGCTCACTTCGGCGTTCCGGTCGTTGCCGGTGGCGTCACAGGATTGGGCATTCTTGACATGCCGGATGAATACATCGCTGATGGCATGGTCATCAGCACTGACTACTCGCTGAGGGTGGTAGCCGCCACCTTCGGCAGGTTGATGTACGGCGACGGGATCACGGTCGATGGCATCAATTACCAGGTGCGCGACATGACGTTGATCGAAGATGGCGTTTTCGCTCGGGTGCAGCTGCAGAAGCTGGCGCCGGATGCGCTGGCCGCTGGCCGCAACCCGCGAGAGTTTGGCCTGTCTGACCTGGCTGATGTCTCCATCCGCAACCCTGAGGCCGGTGACCTGCTGACGTACGACGGCAGGCGATGGGTCGATGGTGAGGAGATCGACGGCACCAATGTGATCGACGGCAGGGGCGCAGGCTGATGACCGCTCGACAGCACATCAGGATCAGGCGTGATGCCGCCGCCAGATGGCTGGCCGTCAATCCCGTGCTGCAGGACGGAGAGTTCGGCTACGAACGCGACGCCAAGCAGCT